GGCTTAGGCTACTCAGGCATAGAGTCTTTAATGGCACACTAACAAACAGTAAAATGTTGAAAAGGGGACTTCGGTCCTCTTTTTTTTTACAAGTTTTTTAGTATTTGCATTTTTGCTACTACAACATCAATGTTTACAGTAGTAAATAATCCTGGATGTAACGGTTTAGGATACTTATCATCACCTACCCAAGCATAACCACAATGCTCTGAGTTTAAGTTAGGAATAAACTCGTCTTCTACTCTACAAAAGAATGTGTGATAAGCAAATGTATTGTTAACGAATTTTTGTATGGGTACAAGTTTTAATTTACTGATATCAAACTCGATTTCTTCCGAACACTCTCTGGTCAAACCTTCAAGTAGAGTTTCTTTCTTACCGATTTTCCCACCAGGAATTGACCAACTAGTATTCTTTGAATCTGTTCTTAAAAGATATAATGAACGCTGAGTAGCCTTGCTATAAAAGAAGATACCAGCAGATTGGTTAACAATTATCATACAGTTATTTATGAGGTCAACTAGTACCCCTTAAATAACTATACTGTAATCTCCCTCACCATAATAACCTTCATATGACTTCATCCATTGTGCAGGTTCTTCAGGGTGGTCGCTGTTTGCAGGAGTTGATGCAAATCTATACTGAACTTGTGTTGTTATATTGAGTACATATTGTGTAGTTGTTGATGCACTTGAATCAAAGGCAATATACCATTTGTCTAATACTGAATCAAACTGAAGAATATCATTTGCTTGTCCAATAACAATAGGCAAAACTGTACCAGTGCCTGAGGGTTGAACAGTATTGTAAATAAACTCTGTTCCAATTGTACTTGATATGGCTCCTAACTGAACAAAGTTCGTGGTACCTACAGAGGCAATCATATATTTCTGACCTATAATCATTGTCTCTACTGCTTGTGGAGTTGTAGTACTAAGTATCGTACCCCAAGCAACACTATCATCTCCCACTTGATCAACGATCAAATATCTTTTGTTTGCAATCGGCCCTGGAAGCCCTGCATTGGGTCCATTGAGTACAGGGTTAATCACACTGTCAACTGGATCTAATGTGTTCTGAGGCAACGTATCAGGATCAACACTAAAGATTAAATATCTATCATCCAATGGGTCAACAACGATTGTACCTACAATCTCATCTTCCATATATGGATTATCTAACCACACTTGAGAAATGCCTGGTCTATATGCACCGTATACATTTAATAAACTTGTCCAATAGATATCTGTATCTGGATTGACAGGTACATCTAGTGAAGAGTTCGGAGTATCTTGGAACGTTGATGCTTCGGGTAGCAATTGTAATGAATTACCGATGAATAACAATTTGTATCCATATGGTGAAATCTTTTGACGAGTGCCCATTAACAAATCATCATCTTTCATGTCTTGTTGTGTTTTACCTTCAAAAATAGAAGCAATAATTTTATTAATAACACCGTATTTTTTAAGTTTAGAAGATGTAGTTAGCCAAATCGGAATATAGAACTTCCAACTCATTACGTCAATTGGATTACCTGTGCCTTGTGGTATAGTACGAGATGAGAATGTTAACCCATCCTGATATACAACTGTCAATGAAGTCCAATCTATGTAATTGTCTGTGCTTTGTATTTCCAAACTTGGATTAAACAATGTACCCAATTGCTCAATGATTTCTAATTTCTGTTGATAGTTAGTTGTCCAAAAATCAACTTGAAGTCTTAATGTATAAGGCACTGGCATTAACTTCTCAACAGTGAACGCCTGCCCTTGTACTGTCTCGTAAGACTCGGTCTCTGCATTGTATGATCTTTGACGCACTTGTTGCTTCTCAACGAAGAAGGGCTCCTGTGTGCGTCTCTGGTCGTATTCTAAGCCATTGATGTAATATGTAATCAAAGGTGCAGAGGGAAGGTTAGATGCCGAGTTATTGGCAATAATAGTAGATGCTTGTCTACTTGAATCTCCATACTGAATCGGAACTCTAACAAAAATATCATTTCCATTAGGATCTTTACCTTTTGTAACTTGCCAGTTACTAAAGATTTTTGCAAATTGAATTAAGAATCTGCGAATTTGGTTATCGTAAAAATATTGTGCCATAAGTTTTAAGTCCCGTCACTTGGGGGTATTGGATCTGGTGCTAATTTTAAAATCTGTGATAATGGTTGTGCTGAAGCAATATTACTACCTTCATTCGCACTATAAATGAGTGTTGAATTATTGATAAACTCAGATAATTGAGATGTATCAGTTGCACCGAATCCAGTTGTCGTTCTTACATTCTCTGAAATTCTAACCCAAAGCTGACCGTCCCATCTATACAATAGATTAGGAGAATAATCGATGCGTAAGAAATAATTTCCTACTTGCGGGTTTGCTGGGAAAGATATACCAGCGCCAGTAGGTAATCCGTCTGGAGCAATGTCTGTTCCTGTCATGTACCCTGCTGTGTATCCATATGTTCTTGGAGTTGAACGAGCAATGAATTGGAATCTAGGATCACAATCTGCTCTGTAGTCCATTGTATCCGGACCATATGGTTCTGTACCTGTGAAGCCCACCGCTTCTGGATTTTGATCTGCTGTTGCGTAAGTGTTATCAGCAGTACCGTATGGACCTGTAACAGGACCTGTTATCTGAACTGATAATATCTTAGTTCCTTCTCCTATTGCTTGTCCAGAGCCAGTACCACTTGATGCCATCTCGGGTGTCATCTCTACAACTTGCAATGATGCTTGTACAAATTTATCAATGACTGTTTGCATATCAATCTTGTCTTTGAGTTGTCCTTGCATATGCTCTAATAATTCTTTAGATATTTTTATACCAGTAGAATCATTTCTGTATTGGTTGTTACGCATTGTGATAACTTGTCCGTTGCCACTGAGTGCATTGTTGCCTGGTTGCCATGATCGAATATCTGTAGGTGGTGCTGGTTGATTGTATTTCTTAGACAACACACCGTTTGCTTCATATTCACCGTAGCCAGGTACAACATATAGTTCACTTGTATCGTAACCTGCTTTAGGAACAAGACGCTCTGCTTCTTTTAAGTTAGCATCGTTAATTCGAATGTTCTCATTGTATCGACCTAATATTTCTTTTAATGAGTTGTTCGTATCAAGTTGCCAATAAGGATCCGGATCAGTTGCTCCAGGCGCAACTCCAGCTGGTACTTCTTGTATAGCGATGTAATTCTTATCACCGAATGTCATTGAGTATCCAGGTGGATAGACTTTTGTTTTTTCCCAATCACCTAAATAATTATCAAGGTTAATCGGTTGTTGTAAGATGTCACTGAATTCTTGGCTGTCAACTAATGGCTCACACTTGATACGCCAAAGATGAGGATACCATGTACTAGAGAATCCTTCACTTGCATAGTTTGCATCAGTGATCTGCATGAATCTTTTGAGTGCTACTGGTATTTTTTCATCCAGCGGATTGTAGTCAAGTAAGTGAGGTAACTCTAGTACATCACCAACCATAAGTTTTCTGCCTACAATATCAATCATGTCATTGTAATGAACTGTAACAAAAATAACGTCATTACTTAAAAATAAACCAAACTGACTGAGATCAAAGTCTAAGTTCTGTACACTATAATGTCCACGTAACCGATAGATATCTTTAGCATACTTACGATCTCTGTTTTCTAAGAACAGTAAGTCTTGTATGTTTGTTGGATCCAATTTATCATATTGAGGTTGAGTATAGTCAACAGATGGACCCTGATCTTCTGGTCCTAAATACTTGTGTATGTACAAATCGGTCCCACCAACCGTCAGTTGTTCAGAGATATTTCTATCCATAAAACGATAATCGTTTTGCTTCTCGGGACGGTATAATGATAGTCTTGGCATATATATATTTATCGTAACAGGATCATTGCTATAATTCTGGAACTAAAAGGGTAAATAAAAGATTGCTTTATGAAAAAAATTACTGTATAATCTTTTAACTAAGTATGAACTATACAATCAACTGGGGACAAAATGGCTAAGCGAAAACAAAAAACGGTATATTTTACTCCTGAACCTAAATGGGAAAAATTTAAAAGTATCGTAGATCCTATAGAACAGTCAAAGGCATACCAAGACTGTCAGTACTTTATTCGTACCGAGATCAATGATAAAAAACGTATTTCTATTACAAGAAAATGGATTAAGGAAGAATCAACTTGGACAACAGAAGACATAGAAGTCATTCTAAGAAATCCAGATTGGACTTTTGGTCCGTCTTCAAGTGCATTCTTTTTCAAAACAAAAGTAGGGTATGTACCTCAAGCAAACAAAGAACACGTTGAAAAACTTAAGCCAGATTGGTTAGAGTCAGGTAATAAACTTATAAAAGAAAAGGAAGAAAAGGTTAAAGACAAACCAAATCGTCCTTCTATACAAGATATCATGCAAGATAAGTTATTAGAAGCTGGTGGAGAGATTGATGGTATTTTAGATCAATGGTTCGAAGACGAGATAAAAATTGACATCAAATTTAATACTCGGATTATGCAAATCTTAAATACATTTAATCCACTAGCAAATCATATTCCTCAATTAGTTACAACATACGAAAAGGAACAAAAGGAATTTAAAGAAGTATTAACAGGAAAAGACGAGCAGTTAGTTGAAGCATATAGTCATTTTAGTAAAAAGAAACTTAAAGCAACTGTCGGTGCTTATGACACTGTTATTAGTTTGTTGAATTCTTATGCTACTCTGAAGATTCAATCTAGGGCTAAACGCAAGACTAAACCGATCTCTCCTGAGAAAGCAGTGTCTAAGTTAAAGTATCAAAAACGTTTTGAATGTACAGCATCTAAAATGAAATTAGAAAGTGTACGTCCAACAGAACTTCACTTATGTAAAGAAGCCTGGGTTTACGATACATCTAAACGCAAATTACACCACTACGTTGCAGATGAGTTGGGCGGAGAGATGTTTGTTAAAGGTAATACATTGCTTGGATTTGATAAAACAAAAAGTCAAATCAAAACATTGCGTAAGCCTCAAGAACAGATCAAAGAGGTCATGGGAGGCAAGCCTGCCGCAAGAACTTACTTTGACAAGATCAAAGCAGTAGGTATCAAACCGACTGGCCGTTTTAATGATGCTCTTGTTATCTTAAAGGCATTCTAAGGAAGATAAATACTCGTAACAGGAATTTATTTTATGGCCGCAAACGAATTAGCAGTACCGAACAACCAGAACCTCGAACAATTGAAAGAGTCAATGTTCGACAACATCCGCTATAGGCTGGGTGATGGTATTGTGGACCTTGAATTAGATCCAGAGCATTATGAAGCCGCATATAATATTGCTGTCAAAGTATATAGACAACGAGCAGAAAACTCAGTACAAGAATCTTATACACTGCTGACAGTAGAAAAGGACCAAGACACTTATACATTGCCTGCTGAGTTTATTAATGTAAGACAAGTCTTTAGAAGAACAATAGGACTTGAAACAGGTCCAGGAGCATCGTCATTCGATCCATTCTCAAGTGCAATCTTAAACACTTACTTGTTAAACTTCAACTATGCTGGTGGACTAGCAACGTATGACTTCTATGCAGGCTATGTAGAACTTGCCGCTAGAATGTTTGGTGGCTTTGTTATCTATACATTCGATCCTGTTACTAAAACAATTAGATTCGTTAGAGACTTTAAAGGCTCTGGTGAACAAATTCTTATCTGGGCTGATATTACTCGTCCAGAAACCTCACTCTTACAAGATCCAGGCATTTCTCCGTGGTTAGAAAACTATGTCTTAGCAACATGTACGATTACTATCGGACAAGCACGTGAGAAATTCTCAACTATTCAGGGACCAGGTGGCGGTACTGCTCTTAATGG